GGGGTGTGCTGATCGCCTACACGCTGCTGCGCCGCTGGATGCGCGAGATGGCAGCGCACGTCCAAGTCGAGCCCCAGCGCATCAGCTTCCACACAGCCAGCTACGCCATCGTGAACTTACTGGTGGTCCCCAGCCTGGACTCTGCCGGCACCTTGCCCAAGCAGTTGGTAGCCCTGTTGGCGCAATCGCGACACTTCGTGCTGCCGCCACGCCGCACTGGGCGCCGCTTCCCAAGGGTCGTCAAAAAACGCGCTTCCAAATTCCCAACGAAAAAATGCCAGTCAGCTCTTAACTGACTGGCATTGCCCTTGACGGGGCTTTTTTGATAAACTGTATCTATCGAATTGCGAAAAGTGATTTAACTTTACTATACATCGTATCAAGTCGAACAGGCTCTCATGGATCACTGCGGCAAACAACCAAAGTGCAACCTCGTTGGCGACTGGTGCAATGGTCGCGCACGCTCTTTCTACTTCGGCAGCAAAGAAGCGGGCAAGCAAACCAACGTTTACGAAAAAGGCCATCAGCTATTCGGCCCCAAGGATGACAGCCCCTGGATTCGTGCCGAACTCCGTTGGGGCAATAAGCTCCGCGTGCTCGAGTCCGACATTCTCCGCCGCCCTGCTGACTTCTTCGCAGGTGCCAGCGAATGGCATTCCCGCGTTCTCCGTGAAGCCGGTGCCCAGGTCACTCCCGAGCCTGTGCCCACCACAAAGCGCCTCGCCGCTGAAACCATCTGCGCGGAAGTTAAGCGCAATGTTCAATGGCTCATGGACACGGCTGCACCCAGCATCGCTCTGTGTTTCGAGCACCTCGGCAACACCAGTTTCATTGAAGAAATTCTGCTCAACAAAAAGGCTCCAGGCCGGTTGCAGAAGTTCAGCAAGCAAGAGATATCCGGCGCGTTTGAACGTGCCTTCGCTCGCGTTCTCGCCCCCCGCACTGGCCATGCGCGGACGGCATCAACTTTGGCCGTTTAGGAACCTCAATCATGAAGATGAAAAACACCGCCGTGCTCCACGGCATCAAGTCCAGCAAGGGCGAAATCGAAGGCCGTGGCTTCGACTCCACTACCTTTCATCTGTCCGTTGACATTGCCTCCAGCCAGTCCGGTGACTCCATCGGCGTCGTTACCCGCCCTTTCAAGTTTGGCGACTCCACCGAGTTCCAGAAGTGGGCACACCTTAAGGACAAATGGCCCCTCGGCGGCATCCTCTGCGAGTGTGAATTCGACGTAGTCGCCGGTGCCGATAACAGCGTGAAGCTCACTCTGCTGGGCATCAAGCCAGCCTCCACTAAGGCCCCCGCCTAAGCCATGCGCCTCGTCATCCAGTCGCGCACAACGGGGGCATTTCTCGCCCCCAATCCAGACGATGGGCAACCCGAGTGGGTCATGTTGCTTTGTGAAGCTGCGACTCTGGATGACCTCGAAACCTGCGCCCAGCTTATCGAGGATCACACCGAGCCTTTCCACCGTCCCCAGGTCATTGACTTGGACAATCTCTATCAACAGGCAAACACAAATGGCTAATTTCGCTTGCGGCCTTTGCGGGCATGAAGGTCACCTTATCGAGTTCAAGACGGGATCACATGAAGTCTTCGACGCTGACATTGAGGAACTGATTGAAGTCGATGAACTCGAGTGCCCCGAGTGTGGCAATCCAGAGCCTTACGAAACCTGAGGCCCACCCATGTGCACCCCAATCGAGTGCTACGCCTGCGGTTTCGTTGGCACCGAAGCGGATTTTCAGCCCCGCTCTGACGAGGCTGCAAACGCTGCTTTGCCTGAATGCCCCGAATGCGAATCCATCCTTGCCGGTGAGGACTACGAGGGCATTTTTTGACCATGCTTGTTTTCACGTGCACCACTGAAACAAACCCCTGTCCGCCTTCTGAACAGGTCTGGATCAGCCTTGAAACCTTGCTTGATCCTGCATTGGTGGGCATCACGCCCGAGCTTGTGTTGAAGGTCATTTCTTGGGGTTTTGGCTTCGTGTTTTCAAGCTTCCTCATTGGCTGGCTGCTATCCATTGCCGTTGGCATGGTGCGCAAGCTTTGAGAGTCCACAGCGTCAAGGCCACGGCCTTCGCGGTGTCGATTCCCGATACCTTTTCAACAACTTTTTTCAAGGAAAAAATCATGCGCTTCAACTTCAAAAACAAAGTTTCTCAAGCTTTCCTGGCTGCTGGCGTGATGGTCTCCAGCGCGGTGCCTGCTCACGCTGCTGGTGAGTGGGACGCCTTCATTGACGCTGTGGACCTGTCCGGCATCTCCGCCAAGGTTATTGCTGCTGGCCTGCTGGTCATTGGTGTTGCCATCGCCTTCAAGGGTCCCGACCTCGCTAAGCGCATCGTGCGCAAGGTCTAAGAAATCAAGGTTCACCCATGATTTCCGGCGCCCTCGTCGCTCTGTTCTTTGCCCTTATGGGCATGCTCGGCGGCTTGGGTGCCGTCTGTTTTGTCCTCGGCTTCCGGTCTAACCCATGATCAAAAAAGCTCTCATTGCTGCTGCGGCCCTTTTGGCTCTTTCTGCTCATGCCGGATATGCTCAGCTTGCCTCCCCTCAAGGCTTTGGTGGGTCTGCTGGCTCCTATACATACGCAGCCGCTGCTAATGATCGAGTCTTTGGCCGCGTTGTTCATTCCCCAGGTGCGTTAACCGCCAACGTGGGAGGCCAGTCCGTGAAGATGGCCGCTGCTTATCGTTTCGCAGCGAACGCCCCTCGTTTTGCCGCTCGCGCTCTTTTCTTTAATCCCTATGTTGCTGTCGGCGTAGGCGTTGCCGCGTGGCTTGGGTCTAAATATGTCTGGAACGAGCAGGAGCAGCAGTGGAAAGCTATAGACGGATCAGCGTCTTTATCTGACGGATATCTGTACCGAGCTGCATTTGTTGAAGAGTGGGGGCAATCCAAGGATGCAGCCTGTAACGCTGCCATGGCCGCAGCAAATGTTAACCCGTACGCTCCCGAATCATCCAAGGTCGTTAGCTGTACTCCTACTGCTGGCCTTGGCTTTTCAATGGTTACTAAGGCAGGAAATAAGACTAATTATTCGTTTGTAACTAAGCCCTCCAGCTGCCCCGCTGGGTGGTATGTCACAACCGCTGGTTGCACCCAGACCCCACCCATGCGCGCAGTCCCAGAGGAAGAATTTGTCGAGGATTTGGCTAGTCGTCCCATGCCTCAAACCGTCCCGCAGGAGCTGCCTTACCCTACCCCTTTACCAATTGAGCAGCCCTCCCCATGGATTAACCCCACCCCCGGCGAGAATCCGCATAGCCAGCCTATGCGCATACCTACAGGCCAGCCCACGCCAGTACCTAACACTGATCCTCAGCAGTACCGACAGCCCTACGTTGACATAGTGCCCGCACCTACACCGGACAATCCTTTCCGTGTTGACGTTAAGCCCGGTGAAACAGTTTCAACCGACCCCAACCCCGTTGAAAATCCTAATCCTGACGGCCAAGACAAGCCCACCGAAGAGCAGGATAAAAGCCTCTGCGAGAAGCATCCAGAAATCGCTGCCTGTGAGAAGGTCGAGGTAACGGATAAGCCGTTGCCAGATCAGCCTAAGCTCTACGAACCCAAATACCCAGACGGAATAACCGGCGTGTGGAATTCAAAGCTTCAGGAAATAAAAGCAACGCCTTTATTTAATCTCGCTCCCTCTCTGCTTCCCAATGTTTCCGCTGGCACTTGCCCATCGTGGAAAGTTGATCTGAGCATCGACGGCTGGACAAATGCCGGTTTACAAGACGTAAGCCCGCCGTGCTGGGTGTGGGATGTTGCAAAACTGGTCATCATTGCCAGCGCTCTTTTGCTGGCTCGTCGTTTGATTTTCGGCGGTTGATATGGGCAAATTCTTTTCAATGCTGCTTGAGAAAATCACGGCTGTTATTGCGTGGTTTTCTGACCTGGCCGTCGCCGTGTTTAAGGCCGCCTGGGACTTTGCAAAAGACGTAATTTGCTGGCCTTTGGATCAGTTCCTGTCCATCATCGTCGGCCTGTTGCAGGGCATGCAATTTGACGCCATAACCGCAAACCTCGGCGTGTGGTCTTCCATGCCTGCCGAAATCATCAACGTCTTAGGCTTGCTCGGCGTCGGCCCCGCCTGCGGCATCATCGTTGCAGCTATTGCTATTCGCCTTGTCCTTCAGCTCATTCCCTTTACTAGGCTTGGCTCATGATCAACGGTCTTGAAGGCATCCCCGGCTCTGGCAAAAGCTATGAGGCTACCGTGTACCACGTGTTGGCGGCGCTCCAAACTGGTCGCCTTGTGATTACAAACTTGCCCCTCAATGTCGAGGTTTTCGCGGCCATTGATCCCGCGTATCGTTCGTTGATCCAGATTCGCCGCAGGCCTGCCCCAGTCCTCGGCGTTTGGGATGCAAACGCGATTGATGACAACGGCAACGGGCAAGCTTTCAATTTCTTTTCTGAATCCACTTCACTCAGCGAAGTTGTCCACGTCGCTGACCACCAATCAGCCAAGGCGGCTGCTCCTGTCTTTGGCTCTGTTTGGGATTACCACACCACCTGGAAGCACCCAGAAACCGGCCAAGGCCCCCTCTACGTCATCGACGAATGCCACGTGTCTTTCCCCAAGATCGGCACTGATCCCCAGGTCGTAGAGTGGTTCAAGCTCCACCGGCACTTCAATGCCGATGTGTTGTTGATGACCCAAAATTTCCGCGACATAAACCAGCCCATTGCAGGGCTTGTTGCGATGCTCATCAAGGTCAGGAGCGCAGACATTTTGGGCAAGAAGGGGCGCTACATCCGCAAGGTTCATGCTGGCTACCGTGGCGCTGTCATCACAACCGAAGAACGCGAATACAAGCCCCAATATTTCCCGCTTTATAAGAGCCACACAAACGGCAATTCAGTTTCTGAAAGTGCAGCTACTGACGTCAAGAGCGAATACCGCGCCTTTATGCTGTTTTCGCGTGCCTTCTATGTCGTCGCTGCCATCGCTTGTATTTGGGCCTTCTGGCCCTCAGAAAAGCCGCAGAAGCCTACCAGGCCCGCTCCCCCTGTCGATGTGTCATCCCTCCCCCAGGATGACCTAATGCGCGCTGCATTTCCACCGTCTCAGCCAGTCCAAAAGCCTACCCCAGCACCTCTCCAAAACAGCCAGGTGGAGCCGTTCCAGGTCGATGATCCTGAGCCATATGCAACCAAGGGTTTGCACCTTACCGGCCGTATCACCATGGGGGACAAAACCGTATATACCTTTTCAGTTAGTAGTTCCGGCCAGCGTATTGCCACCTTGGATAGTCGAGAGTTGAAAGCCGCTGGCTACACCTGGGAACCCCTTACCGACTGCGCCGGTATTCTTCGTTTTAAGGCCAAAGCTATTGCCATCACTTGCGATGCCCCCGCCATGGCTTCCGGGTCAAACGATAAGCCTTTGGTGCTTGAAGTCCCCCAAGGCGGCGGCGCTCCAACTGGCTCCAGTCGCACTACCCCGCACACTTCCGCAAGCTTTCAGCCTCCACCGTCTCAGGAGCCCTACTTAACGCCTGCCGATGTTGTCGCAACATACCGCCCAAGGTAGCCCTATCTCTCTCGCCTGTACCTTTTTGGCGTGTACACCGTCTGCACCGGCTTGAAGGCCGCCTGAGCCTTTGCAGACCTCATGAGCGGGCGGCTCCGCCTGCGCATCCTGCGCAAACCGCTGAACAAGGCAAAGATGGCCAGCACTGCAAAGGTGCTGGCAGTCCACGGGTTAGAAGCGGCCCAAGCCGCTATGGCTGCAACGTTCATGCGGCCATATTTTTACATCTCGCTCCAGCGCACCATTTCCATATCGATCAGCCGCGCTTTGAATGGGTTGCAGTTGCTCGTATCTTTGCTAAACACCAGACCCAGCGACATGCACGACTGGCGAACGCTCCGCGCCAGTTCGCGTGCCTTGCGTGCTGCTTCCTTAGCCCAGCTCGGGGTTGTTTTTTTCTCGGGGTACTTCACGCGCCCTGCCGCCTTGAACGCTGCGCCCCGAGCTGCCCGAATCGCCCGCAAAATCCGCGTGGTGGGCCTGCCCAAAGCCCACACCAGCACGCGCCCGAACGGCAGCGGCAATTGCAGCGCCAGTGCCTCGGGATACTTGCGGAAATTTGCTGCGATCATGAAAACACCTCCTATTTGTACCGGGCCCCTAGATTCCGAGCCGGGACAACTGTTGTCTGTTGCCCGTGCAAGCTGCCCTTGCTTGCACCGTTCCCCTGAGTTCTTCGCCGTGCCATAAGGAAACCCAGGGGGTGACCCCGGAAATGGGAGGGTTTGTCAATCGCAGATTTACGGATACCCATTGCAGGGGGCACCCCCTGGGTTACCGTTGGCCGAAGAGGCGAAGAAATCAGGGGAATGGTGTAGGGCGCACTGGTTGACGGGCAACGGACGGCGCGCGCCGAGCGCCTTAAGCAAAGGAACTTTGCTCTAGCTAGGCCCAACGGGCCGGTATTAGGTGAGGCCAACAGGCCGAGGGCAACGCCCTTGCGTTAGGGATCGTTAGTGCGAATAACTGCCCTAAAAACAACAACTGTTGCAAAAAAGATACGCAATAAAAAAGCCCCTTGACGGGGCCTACTTTGATAAACTGTATCTATGGAAATGCGAAAAGTGATTTAACTTTACTATACATCGTATCTAGTAATATAGCTTTGCTGCGATGGGGCCAGAATCGTTACTTCGTTGGTGCCACTACCACTTTGGACGTTTAACCTGCCATACGCATCACCCGGGGTTCCCAGCGCATTCTCTTCCGGCGTTTCTGCAGCAACCGACCTCACATCCGTTTCAACGCTGCGGTACACGTCTGAGCAATGCAGCCACATTGCCCGATTCGGCGGTCGCACTCTGTACGCGCATGCCACCACCACCTGCTTGGTTTTTGACGTGCCGGCACAATCGAAGGCATGAGATTCCTTCACACCATGCTGCGCGTTGGCAACCTTCAACGCTCCATCGACTT